TTTATCTGGAACTTTGACATCTATAACATATAATACATTAAGTGGAAACATTGTTAAGAATTTCAACTACACGGGTGATTTATTAACGAGTATATCTTTGTCAGGAAATACTCCTAGTGGCATACTATTAACAAAAACATTTACTTATAGTGGCTCTTCATTAACAAATGTATCTTACTCATAAATATAACATAAAACAATTTTAAACCATGGCTAACCAAACTGTTACTACTACCAACAACTATGACAGCGCCGCGATCAGTGGTCTGTTAGACGGCGAGACGATCACAATCAACCCAGAAAGGGGGGTATGACATGGCCATCACCCTTGTCGGTTCTACCATCATCATCAACAGCGGCGTGGCTGCTGGCACGGCCACGGGCGGCACTTCGACCACGCTCTTGGGATCGGGGTTTTCGACGGCATGGGCTGATCGCATCATCTACCTGACAGGTGGCACTGGTGCGGGGCAGTCTCGCCCCATTCGGTCAGCGACCACGACCACGATAACGGTGACGGACGCATGGGACGTAACGCCTAACTCCACGACCACGTTCAAGATTTCCTATGATGTTCGCGACATCGTGACCGCGCTGCCAGCTTCGGCCTCGCATGTCGGCGGGGCGCACATGAAAACCATTCAAACTGCGTCATTTATTCGCGTCATCAATGGTGGTGTGTTTGGTGGGCTGAACAATTTTCTCATTCTGACGGGAACGAATACTTACCTTTACAGCGACGCTGGCGGTTTCATTCAGTTCGGCAGGAATGTCGGTGATCAATATGGCGTATCAGGCGGCGGGATTACATACAACTTCACAGCGTCCACCTATGCCTACTACAACATAGCAGGGATTTCAGGTTTCTACGGGACGCGCTTTTCGATCAATCCATCTACAGCTAGTGATTCTCTGCACTGGATATGGCATTCTGTTGCTCCGCAGTCTGCGAAGATGATTGATTGCCTGTTTGAGAATGTCACGGTGCAGGAAGGCACAAATAGGACACTGATCAACTGCCGATTTATCGGTGGACTAGCTGGCCTGTTCACTGTCGACAATCCAACGCGAAGCATCGGAAGTCAGGTGTTTTCGGCGCTGCTGTCTATTCGTTCGCCTGAAGGCAACCCCAATGGCTCCGACACTTTCGATCTGAAATACATAGCGCCCTCGCCTGCAACTGGTGGGTTCACGACGCCGATTTTCTTGCTTCAGTACAACCTGCCTGACGGAGTTCACTACTACTGGAACACCGCATTTCACACAGGGTTTGCCAATGCTGCGAAATGGTATTTAAATGAAGGGACTGGCCTGTTTTACGAAGGCTATTCAGTCGCCCCTGACATTCTCGACCTTGATGGCGACCCCGTTGCCGATGCAACGCTGGCACTGATTGACAAGGACGGCAATGCTGGCTGGACGGTATCGAAAAATGCGTCGTTTGCCCCAGTCAAGCAGACCCTGCTGAAAACCAATGCCAGCGGTACGGTCTTGAATGGCGCAATCGGCACGGGCGAGAAAGCCCTTGTCACTCGGTCGCGGTGGTCGCGGCAAAGCGAGTTTGTCAGTCAGGCAATCAACTACTACCCGTTCACGCTGAAGGTGCGGAAGTATGGGTATGTCTACCTGTCCGAAACCGCCGACTTCACTGAGCGCACGACTTTGACTAAGTTCCTCGCTGTAGATGAAAACATTACGCAGACCAACGGCGCAACCGTTGCGGCTTACACGACGCTGGAAAACACCGCCAAGTTCTACGACCGCTGCCGCTATTTCGAGAGCCTCGACGCCAATATCGGCGTAAACCTGCCGATTACCCGCTCCAGCACCCTGATTGACGCAGGCAGCTACAACGTCACCATTGACGCAACAGCGGCGCAGGTGTTCGCGCTGTCTGGCAACACCATCACGATCAAGGCATCGACCTACACTGGCGACATGACAACCACGGGCGTCATCACGCTAGCCAACGGGGCGCAGTTCGTTGGCACCCGCACCGATGCGAACGGCACCGTGGCACCGCCGAAAACGGTCAGCGTCACAGGATTAACAGCGGGATCAAGACTCAGAATCTACAACAATACGACATCCACCGAAGTGGTGAACCAGATCGTCGCTGGCGGCAGCTACAGCGCGACCTACAACGAAGGCACGGGCTACACCACAGGCAATACACTGACGATCACTGCCGCATGGCAGAGCGGCACAAGTGCCAAGCTCCCGTTCTCCACACAGGTTGTGGTCGGCTCTACTGGCTGGTCGGCTCTGGTCACGCAGCAGGACGACACGGTGTACAACGGAATCGGCATAAACGGCTCAACTGTTGCAGAATTTACGGCTGATTTTCCTAACGTGCATATAGATATTAATGACATTGACGGAATCACAAGAGTTGATCGACTTTATGCGTGGTTTGTTTACACACAATCAACAGAAGAAGGGATACGTCAATGGTTTGCTGGCATTGTACCAGAGGATGAAGCTAACTTTCGTGTTGTTACGTCTATTCTTGACCTTAAAATTGATAACATAACATCTACTGGTGTGACGTTTACCGATGGGCGACGACTGTACCGCGATGACAATGCATCACCGCTAGTCGCAAGTACTTCTGGAGGTGGATCAATTACGTTTTTTGCTGGCAAAGTCTACACATCAGTTGTTACCACTGCATCGCCAGTCATCACTGGAGACATAAGTGATGTTCCAGCTGCTGTCCAATCTGGTATGACGGCTCAAGGATACACAAACAGCCGAGCAGCTACTCTAGATGATATAAACTCAATCAAGACTAATACAGGTTTAATACCTACTCTACTCTAAAAAATACTCTAGATTTTTAGTCTAGAGTATTATAATAGAGACCCCTTGATAACCCCCTCAGGACCTGGGAGACCCCATTGTTAGGTTATTATCTATATCCTAGGTATACCAATCTTGTAATCTCTGGAAACCCTGTTTCATCATTGTTAAATGTAAGGGTCTGAGCTGCAGTAGCTGTCGCACAAGTAAATAACGAGCTTGTACTGTCTGTATATATAACAGCAAATTGAGCACCGTTATGTGCTCTATCTACTCTAAATGTTGTTCCTGTTGCAGCTGAAAGAGTTGCGAATAATCCAGTACCGGAGGCAGGGGATGTTAGTGTGTTAAATGCTATGCCTTCAACGCGTTTAGCGCTAAGGGTTGTGCTATTAAGCGGCCCGGTGCCTACTGTAAGAAGTTCAACTGTCTTAAATCTACCTGTACTTGAAAGTGACCAGGATAAGTTAAGTGGTGCTAACCCGTATGCTGAAAGAGCTTGATTGTTAAAAGATACTACTGCCATATTATTATTTATTCCTTTTAACTTATTTTTTATATAAAAAAAATGGCGGGGTCTTCGGCCCCCGCCATTTAAAAATAACCTATTATCTGATATTATCAGAAGTACACGTTTGCCTGTGCTGGTGAGAACGCGGTACCTAAGCCCTGAACAATAACAACGTGGTAGTAAAGATTAGCACCAAAGATGTTATCGACAACGCCATAACGTGTAAGCAAGCCTACGCGTGGAGCGAAATCGTTTGGACCGATGGTTCTTTGTACCATGATAGGAATGTATGGGCAGTAGATGATACCTGTGTCGTAGAACTCAGAACCCTTGTAACCAAGGAGAGCGTACTCAATACCAGATGTGCCGCCTGTATAGCCTTGTGAGCCATAGACGCCGGTATTTTGTACTTCTGTACGGGTATCACGATATACCGAGAATCTTCCACCAACAGAACCTACCTTAGCAACACCAACTGGTTGTGTTGAAACGTCACCTTGTACAGGTACCCACTGGAATTCAGGGAGCATCTCAAGGATCGCGCAAACACGTGGTGTAGCAACGATGAAGTTAGCAGCACCGCGTCTGTTACGAACTGCGATTCTGTTTGCTTCAATGATAAGTTTTTGATAGAAGTCTCTATTTCTCTCAACGAGCCATCTGCCGTCAGCAGAAGCAGGAGACCAGAACGAATAACCAGCACCGAAACCTGCGTTAAGGGCGGATTGAATCATTCTAACGATCATTTCACGGTCGATCTCAGCTTGGATCTCATACGACATTGCGTTTGTGATCTCTGCATCGATATCGATACCGTTCATGTTCTTAAGGTCTTGCTCTAGCTCAACGGACCAGCGAGCACCAAGTCTGCGAGTACCAGCTTCAACAGCGGTCTTCTCAAACTTAACCTCTACTTGTGGGATGTTACCGGTAATTTCAAACGCGGACAAGATTTGGGCAACGCCTTGATCTTGTTGTGCGAAAGTCCAAGCACCTGCAGCACCAGAAAGTCTTTGTGAAGACGAACCAGTGAAACGAGTGTCGAGGAATTGGTAGCCAAGCTCTGTATTGCCAGTATAACCGGTAGTAGTACCAGGAATGTTGCCAGGACCACCAGGGGTGGAGGCATCAAAACCAGAACCAAGACCAGTAGAATTGTACTGATAACGGAGAGCGAAAGCGAGACCAACTGGACCGGACATAGGCTGAACGCCTACGATCTCGTTGGAGATAAGCTCAGGAAAGGTACGACGAATCATCGGAATAAGGATCTTTGGAAGACGTGCATCACCAGGAGCGTAGTTGTCGCCGGAGTTTACAACACCGTTTTGAGGGCTGTATTGACCACCTGCGTTACCACCGAACGCGCTGTTTGAGCTGGACTCTTGAACGCACCATTGTTCTTGGTTCTCAAGAAGAATAGCGGTATTCAAGCGTTTGTTTTCGTCTTTGATTTCCTTAACCGAATCGGATGAATAGTCAAGAACTGGTGCCCACTTCTCAAGAAGTGCTTCAGCTCTTGCTCTATCTACGAATGCTTGTGTCGGACGAATTTTCATATTGCTTTTTTCCTTTCAAAAAAACTCAGGTCATAAAGACCTCATTGTTCAGGGCGAAAAATTATTTAATTTTATCTAATTCAGTTACGTAAGGGTTAGATACTTGTTTAGTAACAGGAGCTGGTTTTACAACCGGTGCATCAGCT